ATCCTGCAGGCAAACCCCCTTGGGGCGATGACCCTGACCAAACACATCCTTGAGCATGTTCGTATCAAGGCCGAGGAACAGGTGGAAGCGCAGATCTTTGCCGAGTATGGCCCAGAGAATAAGGACATAGTTTCTGACATCCAGAAAGAAGCCATGGTGGCAATGCTGGTGGCTCAAGGCATGGGCGAGCTACGTCAGTTGTCCCAACAGCTATCTGGCGAGGGTGCGCCCGATCCGCTGGTGCAGCTAAAAGAAAAAGAACTGGCCCAGCGTGCTCAGGTAGACCAGGCTCGGGTACAGAACGATCAGCAGAAGCTTGCCCAGAACGCCCAGGCCCTTCAGCAAAAAGCGGCCATTGACCAACAACGGATTGAGTCTAATGAAGACATTGCTGGTACCAAGGCAGATATTGCTATGATGCGCCTAGATCAAACGGAGAGACAAAATGCCGCTCAAGAAAGGCAGTAGTCAAAAAACCATCTCTAGCAACATTGGGGAGATGGTCAAATCGTTTAAGAAAACCGGTAAATTGGGCACGAGCAAGCCCAAAAGCAAAGAAGCCGCCGTAAAACAAGCCGCTGCAATTGCTTATAGATCTGCTGGAAAGCCCAAAAAGATGGAAAAAGGGGGCACCGTGCGATACATAAAACGCAAGGATGCCGATCGTAAAGTGATGATTAGTTAGGAGCAAAAAATGCCGATGTACCGCAAACCCACCGAAAAAGAACGTGCAAAGATTCAAAAAGCACGAACAAAAACCGTTCAGGGCATGGAAGGGGAGAAGGACTTTGTTTCTAGATTTTCTACCACTTTAGCCAAGGGCGCTCGCGACGAGTACAAGGTTGGTCGCAAGATGATGGAATCGGTTCCCGCAGAGGCCCGCGCGTACGAGGCAGAAGAAGGTAATCCTGGCGTGGGGACATACAAAGCTGGGGGAATTGTAAACGTGCGAGGCCAAGGCGCAGCACGCAAAACCAAGGGATGCAAAATCACCTAATGGAACACCTTGTTGAGCAGCTTTACAAGCTCATTCGATCTCGTAAACACGAGATTGGCGAGCAGATGATTTACGGCGGAGTCAAGAACCTGGACCACTATCAAGGGTTGGTGGGAGAGGTTCGTGGCTTACAAATGGTCGAAGACGAGATGACTCGAATACTTCAGAAAGTAGAAAGTGACTAGGTATTAACCCTAACTACGTGGTAAAAACCACGCAATATTGGAGAAATTGATGACTGAAATGACGGCGCTGCAAAAGAAGTGGGCAGAAGAGCGCGTAGCCGAGCAAAAGATGGACGAGGAAGAGATACAAAACCGCCCTGAAAACATGGAACAGAGCGTTTTGGACCGTATTCCAAAGCCAACGGGCTGGCGCATAGTTGTCCTACCTTTTCGTCCACCCAAGAAGTCAAGGGGTGGAATTGTTCTGTCCGAACAAGCTGTGGAAAGGCAACAAATCGCTACGGTATGTGGGTACGTAGTGGCATTGGGCGAGTTGGCCTATGCCGATACGGAGAAGTTTCCCTTCGGACCGTGGTGCCAGAAAGGTGATTGGATTGTCTTTGGTCGCTATGCCGGGGCTCGAATTGGCATTGATGGCGGGGAAATCCGTATTTTAAACGATGATGAAGTTTTGGCGAAGATCTCTGATCCAGACGACATCACGCACATGGTCTAAGGAGAAAAAACCATGCCAGAAAACGAAGAAGTTCAAGAAGAATTACAGGTCCCCAGCGGGGATGATCAACTGGAGTTCAATCTGGGCGAAGGCGAGCAGGGCGCCGAGGTTGAAATCGCAGAAGACGGGACGGCTGAAGTAAAAGAGGCTGCCCAAGAGTCAGAAACCCCCAAAAAGGCAGTTCCTGAGCGCGGGACCCAAGAGCACGAGGAATATAGCTCCAAGGTCAAAAAGCGTATTGAAAAGATGACTGCCAAGCTGCGGGAAGCAGAGCGCCGGGAGCAGGCCGCTTTAGAGTATGCCCGTCAGGTACAGGCTAATCTTCAGCAAGCCCAGGCCCGTGTCCAAAGCTTAGACCACGGTTATTTGATTGAAACCAAGGGCCGAATTGACTCCCAAATCTCTATCGCCGAGGCAAATTTGCAGGATGCCATCGAGCGCGGGGACGGGAAAGCAGTGGTTGATTCTCAAAGGTTTTTGTCCCAACTGATGATTCAGCAGGACCAACTTCAACGTGCTGCGGCACAACGTATCCCTGCTCAACCCCAGCAACCAGTTCAACAAGCCTATCAGCAGCCTGTTCAGCAAGAGGCTTCTCGCCGTGGGCCCGATCCCAAGGCAGAGCAGTGGGCCGAGGAAAATGAGTGGTTTGGCTCGGACGAGGTGATGACCAATGGCACTTTTGCCATCCACAATCAACTAGAACGAGAAGGGTTTGACTTGTCAAGTGATGAGTACTATGATGAGCTAAATCGGAGAATCCGCAGGGAGTTTCCGCATAAGTTTAAGAAACCTCAGGTAAACACCAACGTAGACGCTCCCGGTGTTGCACCTGCAACTCGCGGTTTAACCGTGGGACAAAATGGGCGCAGGACCATCAAACTAACACCTAGTGAAGTGGCCATGGCAAAGAGAATAGGTGTCCCCCTGGAAGAGTACGCTAAGTACGTAAGGAGATAAACATGACTGATCAAGTGAAAATTGACCGCACAAAACGCGCCTCTGAAACCCGTGAAAAAACGGAACGTAAGAGATCATGGACTCGCCCTTCGGATTTGGATGCACCTCTGCCACCTCCTGGATATCGCCACCGTTGGATTCGTGTGCAAGCAGGCGGGATGGACGACAGCAAGAACGTAGCAGGCAAACTCCGTGAGGGGTATGAACTGGTTCGAGCCGAAGAATATCCTGAATTTGTTGCACCATCGATTCAAAACGGTATTCACGCAGGCGTCATTGGCGTCGGTGATGTAATGCTGGCAAGAATTCCAGATGAGATTGCAGAGCAACGCAAAGCGCACTATGAACAGCGGGCTGGCGATCAAATTTCGGCTGTCGATAATGACTTAATGAAAGCAAACGCGCACGACACGATGCGAGTAGTTAATCCGGAGCGACAGTCTCGAGTTACTTTTGGCGGCCCCCGTAAGGCCGATAGTTAACTTTTTAAAGGATAGACAAAATGGCAAACGTAGATAAAGCCTTTGGTCTGAAGCCGCTGGGTAATCTTTCTGCTACTGGATCTCAAAAGCAGTATGGTTACGAAATTGCGGACAATCAGGCTGGAGCAATTTTTCAAGGTGACCTAGTCACTATTGTCAACGGTTATGTCGTTAAGTTTCTTCCGGGCACCCACGCGGCTGCTTTGGGAGTGTTTAACGGTTGTAACTACGTTGATCCCACAACTGGTAAGCCAACCTTCAATAATTACTATCCTGGTTCGGTCAACATTACTCAAGGCATTATTAGTGCCGACGTACTTGATGATCCAAGCCAGTTGTTTATTATTCAAGCAGATGGCGCTATCACACAAGCCAACATTGGCAAAAACGCTGATGTTATTGGCACTGGCGGAAGCACCACCACAGGTGTTTCTACAATGGAACTTGATGTCACAACCATTGCAGATACCGCAGCTCTGAACCTGAAAATTGTAGGACTTTACAATGTTCCGGGTAACGAGTTGGGATCGTTTGCGGTTCTCGTTATAAAAATTAATGAGCATCTGTATGGCAGCACTGGCGTCAAAGCCGTAACTTAAGCATAAAGGACCTAAATCATGGCAATTTCACGTAACCAACTGGTACGAGAGCTTGAGCCCGGTCTCAATGCTCTGTTTGGCTTAGAGTATAAAAACTACGAAAACGAGCACACTCAGATTTATGATATTGAGACGTCTGATCGCGCGTTTGAAGAGGAAGTAATGCTCTCAGGCTTTGGCAACGCTCCTGTTAAGACCGAAGGTGCTGGTGTCGCTTATGACAACGCACAGGAAGTCTATGCATCGCGTTACACCCACGAAACCATCGCTCTGGCGTTCTCGCTGACCGAAGAAGCCGTAGAAGACAACCTCTACGACAAGTTGGCAGCCCGTTACACCCGTGCTTTGGCTCGTTCTATGGCTCAAACCAAGCAAATCAAGGCTGCCGCTGTTCTAAACGGCGCTTTCACCACCTCTCTTGGTGGCGACGGCAAGCCTCTTTGTGCACTGGATCACCCCACCCTAACCGGTGCGGATCTTCAAAACGAGTTGACCACACCGGCCGACTTGTCCGAGACCTCGCTGGAGCAGGCATTGATTGACATCGCAGCGTTCACAGACGAGCGCGGCCTGAAGATCTCGATCCAAGGCTTAAAGCTGATCATTCCGAAGGAACTCCAGTTCACGGCTGATCGTATTATGAAGTCCACTCTGCGCCCAGCTACAGCAGATAACGACATCAATGCGATTAGAAACATGGGCATGATTCCCCAGGGATACGTTGTAAACCACTTCTTGACCGACCCAGATGCGTTTTTCATTAAGACTGACGCTCCTAACGGCATGAAGATGTTTGAGCGTGTTGCAATTAAGACTGGTTTTGAAGGCGACTTTGACACCGGTAACGTCCGTTACAAGGCTCGTGAGCGTTACAGCTTTGGCTTTTCGGACCCGCGTGGTATTTTCGGTTCACCCGGAACTCCCTAATGCGGTATGAAAAAGGGGGACCAAAAGTCCCCCTTTTTTTAATTTTGATGTATATTTACGAGACTAGGAATTTTTACCCGTACCGACTGACCTAGCAGACTTTGTAGAGACAGTACGGGGAGTGCTACAACACGAAAGGAGCCTTAAATGGCCGTTCATTTTACAGGTCCAGTTCTATTTACTGGCAAAAACTCTCCCGGCGCTTGGTGGACCAATCAGCCGGTCAGCAATAACACCGACTATGTTACATACATGGATGACTTCACGGGCATTGCTCTTGATTCTACCAATGATTGGACCGTGGTCAAAGACTCTGGGGCAACGGTTGCCATTGGAGCAGACACGCTTAATGGCGTTGTTGTAATTACGTCTGCCGCAACTACCGATAACGATGGTGGTTCAATCCAGGGCAACGAAATTTTCAAGGTTCAAACGGGCAAAGATATATGGTTTGAAACTCGCATTCAGTGCAACGATGCTGATCAAACCGACCTATGTTTTGGTTTAACGGTTAATTTTGTAACAAACCCTGAAAACATGTTGACTGCGGCTGATCGCATTGTCTTCCAAGTTGATGATGGCAACGCTTCCATTTTGTGCAAAACGGAAAAAAATGGTACCGAAACATCCACTGATTCGGGTGTAGATTTGGTTGACGATACCTATGTCACTCTGGGTTTTTGGGCCAACAGCACTGGTTCCGTACAATTCTTTATTGACCGTCAACTTGTGGCTACTCATACCACAGACATTGTGGATGACGAAGAATTGACCATCGGCGCCATGTCCCTTAGCGGAAGCGCTTCTGGTACTCGGGCAACAACTATCGATTATCTGTTCTGCGCCGCTGACCGTTAATAGGAGGTCACCATGAGCTTTGCTAGTGATCTCCAATCGGTAACTCGAACTGCTGATGCGCAGATGGTCAATGGACGCACGCGCGTCCAGGCGATCTATTACATAAGCACCGGCAGTGCGGGATTTATACGACTTTACGACGGCACATCCAGTTCGTCTGATCCAGAAACAACAATTGCTACACCTGCAGCGGTAGGCTCTACAGATCTAATTTTGCCTGACGCTGGCCTTTTGTTTAAGCAAGGCGTTTACATGGACTTGAGCAACGTCACAAGCGTAACGCTCTTTTTCTATGGTGGTGCTAAGGCAGACTCCAACGCTAGTGT